GGGATACTCTCCTCAACCCGATGTTCTGAGGCCTTTAACTAGCCTCCCGCTATAAGCGGACTTCGTGTGCCAAGCAAGTTTTTAACAAGCTGCGCATGCGTTATATATCACATTAACATGTGATTTTTCAACTTACCCGGAGCATTACGTGAACCGTACTCGAAATCGTGGGTCAATAACTAAACCCGTAACGTGGTCATCGGCGGGATATCCATTGGACGATGTCAATAGGACTTTCTATTGGTACGGCCAGGATGTTCCCGTAGCTGATACGTTTGTAGGGGATCGTGAAGTGACCATCGACGTAAAGACGGAGAATTACTGGATCAGAAAGAGACGCGGAGAGATGATATTTAATCCCTACGTACATACTCATTCGCAAAATAAAAGCGAGGGGTACTCCGACTGGTCCGTAACCACAATAGCCGACATATTCTTTAGTCCGCCCCCTGTAAAGAGGACGTATTGGGTGTATGGCGCTGCTATGGCGTATTTTTATAGACTGTATGTAGGCCCTTTCACGAATACGATACTCGTGGATCCAGGCCGAATCCAGTCGCTCCAAGATGAAATCTGGACGGAGTGTATCTCGAAGCGCCAAAACGGCACGGCCAACTATGTTGAGTCATTGGCTGAGCTGGATAAGTGCTACGAAATGATACGCAAGCCCTTAATTAACCTGAACACATTTGTTTCGGACTTTCGCAAGTCCGGTCGAAGACGTAAAGGTTATGAAAAGGTAAATGCCCAGAGCCGTGATTTTATACGGTTTTTATCGTCTGAATGGCTTCGCTTCCGTTATGGAGTTTCACCGCTTTATAGCGATGTCAGGGTGGGTATGAAGGCTCTCAAGAAAGAGTTCAACAGTGTTCAGGCTATCAACGTTTCCGCACGTTCTAATGGTGCGGTGACGAAGACGCTAGTCACTAATGGCTCGATCAATACGGCTCCCAGTGTATGGGGGCTCAACTACATCATCTCAAAAGGCCACACGATTAATTGTAGGGCCGTATGGGTTGATCGGTACAAACCGAGTATCTTTGACGATCTGGGACTTACGTTCCATAACGTCGTCGGCGTGCCATGGGAGTTAACCAAGTTGAGCTTTGTCGTGGATTGGTTCGCAAATGTCGGTAGTTTGATCTATGCGAATATTCCGAGAGTTGGTATTGAACCTCTTGGTGGTGTAATAGTGACCCGCGAGGTGAATAGTAGTTTTTATTCACCCAACGGTCCAATAAATTGCGCCCCTTCGGTTTATACTATGAACGGCGGTCCATCTGATACGTTTTTAATGACAAATCAGAGTACTGTCAGAGACGTGCGTAGTGCTGGTCAAACTAGCCTTGTGATAAAAGCCGATTTTCGGCTGGACCACTGGGTTCGTGCGACCGATGCCTTTACACTTGCTGTACAGCAACTGGGCTCCATTGGATTCTAAAACTCCTTTGGGCATTACGTTTTGTTTTATCCTTTCATTAAGGGAATATTCCCCATGTCGTTAACAGTAAACGCATCTACGTACACCCTCGACGCTTATCCTGCGGCTAATGCCGCAGCTTACGTTGGCCCCGCCCACACCGCAACTGTTAAGGATGATCTCCGTATCAGTCGCGTTGCAGCGAAGCCCACGTCAGTGTTCTCGGGTGTTGTGCGCCAAGCCTTTAAACTGTCGCGGACTCATACCCTCACGGGTGCTCTCACTACAACTGGTGATAGCATTACGGAGGTTTCGTTTTCGCTCCCAGTAGGCATCTCTACGGCAAACGTTGATTCCATCTGCGCCGATCTTGGTGCGTTCCTCGCGAGCGCCGCCTTTAAGACTATGGTGAAAAACCAAGTAATCTCCGGTTGATTGGAGCCTAACTTGAATATTACCAGACTTCTTGCAGCGGTTATTTTTGTAATACTCGCATTGATCGTGCTTGCTCCTTATGTGACACTTGGAGCTTTATGGAAAGGTGATCGTTATGAAAACCCAAAAGTTGGAACAACTTCGTCGTTGCAACAACCTGCTCAAGGAGCAAAGCTGGACTAATTACCAGCAATTCTTGGGTGTTATGTTGAGGTCTACCACACATCCTAAAGCTTCGGAACTCCTCGGGTTTTTGTTATCCGGGGACTTCGATGGCCTGTTGGAGTGTGCTGATTCTATTTCGTCCGCAACCTACGGGACGGCAAGCGAACACTACTTGCTGAATCAGTTATCTGCAGTTATAAGGAAGTATCCGTATCCAGATAAGGTCCTAGTTTCGGACCCGCGGGAAGCGGCTACAAACACCTTTCGCGCTGCTGAGCACAAGTGCTCTCGTGTGAATAGGCGTTTCTCCTGTTACAGTAAATTAAGGAGTCCTCATGAACAGTCACTTTCTGTGGCTAGATCATGGATCGATTACACTTTGGGACCTATTCGTCCTTCTTTTGTGTACGATCTCTGCGATTTTGGACCTGGTGCGTCAATTGGGATACATGGAAGCGTTACAAACTCTGCGAGGAAGCTTTTATCTCGAGAGTGGTCCGTTAGTCCAAGCGCTTTTCATTATGCATATGCCTCAATGGGTAGGGATGCACACATCTGGGAACTCTTAACTGAGCAACCAGGTACTCCTTATTTCTCCTATGATATTGACCTTTATCGGTCAAGGTTTAACGAGAAGGCAAGCATGGTGAACAACAATAAAATTACGTTTGTGCCCAAGACCGCGAGGACCGAAAGGACCATCGCGATCGAGCCATTACTTAACGGTTACCTTCAGAAAGGTATCGATCTTTTTATGCGGAAACGCCTGAAGAGGATCGGTATTGATCTGAGTGATCAGACTCGTAACCAGGAACTTGCCAGATTTGGCTCGCTCCCAGACGAGAATGACCCATACGTCACAATTGATCTTTCTAGTGCTAGTGATAGCGTCTCGATAGAGCTTTGTCGATATATGCTGCCGCCTGACTGGTTTGACTTTTTAAACTCAGTCAGATCCAAGAGTTACGAACTAAATGGTCGGTTTTATACATACCATAAATTCGCCTCGATGGGTAATGGTTTCTGCTTTCCGCTTGAGACGCTGTTGTTTGCGTCACTCTGCCATGTTGCTTGCGTTGAGTCAAAGCTTAAAGACGATTTTACTGTCTACGGCGATGACATTATTGTGAGGTCCAGCGTGGCGCCTCGGGTCCTTTCTTTATTGAAGATCTGTGGTTTTAGAGTAAACACGAGTAAGACCTTTCTTTCGGGTCCATTCCGTGAGTCGTGCGGTGCAGATTGGTTTGAAGGCAAGGACGTACGTCCTTTGAGTCTTGACTACGCTTTCGATTCACTTGAGAACGTGTTCAAGTTTTGCAACCTCGCAAGGTCGAAAGAGGCTTGGAAAAGTCTCTTGGGTGAGAGTCTCGATTTTCTTGAAACTCTCATACCTCCGTCGCTAAAATTCATGCGTCCCCAAAAGGGAAACGTGGACACCGCGCTTGAGGTACCTTTCGATGTCTTCGTGACTTCACCCTTCGCCCGCTGGAAGAAAAGTACCTTCAGCTGGAGTTGGTTGGAGCTTCAGAAGAGTGCTTGGCCTGATATTCAAGTCAAACGCTTTGCTGGCTACAATGTAGCCCTCATTAGGGGAGCTTTAAATGGGAGCAAGTCGCCCGTCCCCTTTGCCGAACGTCATAAGACGTGCACGAAAATCAAGCGAGTAAGTCCGTCG